CTAAAAACAAAGATGGATTCATTTTTGCTAATCTCATAACATCTCTTCTAATCTCAGAGGAACTTAAAGAATTTACTTTAGAACCAATTTCTACTCTTAAAATAGCTTCTCTTTGTTCTACATTCATGTTTCTTGCTGCAGTTAAAGCGTCTATTTCTATTTCTAAATACTCTAAATCACTCATTGCTGCTTCAACAGGTTTTCTTTCATCATACTTTCTACCTAACATTGGGTGGTATAAGGATAATAGTTTTTGTAATGCCTGTTGGGCTTTAGGAATAGCTAATACCCCATCTCTAAATGTTATATGTCCTAAGGTAGCTTCACCTTTTTGTTCATCAACAAAACATGAATTTTGATTAGTTGCATAACGTATTTCTCGTTGTGTACTAGTCTCAGGGTCAAACCATAATAAAGGATGCCTTCTACTATGCCTACTAGGAATAGTTAATGTTAAAGGTTCTTTATCTCCGATTAAATAGTATTGTCTATCTTTTATTTCCCAACTATCTTTTTTCTTAGTTGGTACTTTTTTAACAGGTGTAGCGACCACTTGGGGTTCTTCTACTACAACCTCTTCTTGTTTTTCTTTTTTTGCCATAATATAATATAATTAAATAGTTAAAAATAAAGGTATTGGGTGCCGAAGCACCCTTACCTTATTAACAAATGTTATACTCCTTGGAATAAAACAAAATTGTTTCTTGCTTGAGTAACAAGACATCTTTCTGAAAGGAAGTTTACTTCCATTGCATCAAGATCACTAGTGAAAGCTCCACCAGCAGAACCTGTTAACCAAGATTTCATTCTTCTGTCGTCACCTTGAGACGCTCTATATCTTACGTGTAAGAAAGGACGTCTAATGTTAGTACCAAGAATTTGATCATAAACAGTAGTTGTACCTGCAGGAACTAATACTCCTTCTATAGAAGCAGGACCAGTCATTCCACCTCTTGTAGAAGCGTCATTAAGGTATTTCCAGCTTGTTTTATAGAAATCATAAGAACCTCTTCTGAAACCACTAAAACCTAAGTTTAAAGCCATTTCTTCTGAGTTTTCAAATAGTCCGTAAGCAGTACCACCAGCAGCTCCAGCAGATATACCAGCCAACATATCATCAAAAGCTAAATCTGTAGCTCTGTTTAAGAATAACATGTTTTCTTCGATAGCACCCTGAGTATCTAAGTTTCTTAGGATGTCATCAAAATCAGTAATACCTGTTGCAGGACTGAATCCTACCATTATATTACCACCATTTTGAATAGCAGCAAATAGACCTTCAGTACCTATTACAGTACCTAAACCAGCAACGGCAGAACCAGCAGCTGATAATTCACCTTCAACGACAGACATTTCTAGGTAATCTTCAAATCTAAGTCTTGTTTCAGACTCAGCTTTAAGATACCATAGATATCCACCTGTTCCGTCTTCAGTAGCAACTTCTACCCAACCGATCTGAGCCATATCAGAACCGTTTACAACGTATTTATTTCTGATAATAAGAGGGTTGTTATGAAATTGCGTGAAAGAAGGATCAACACTTACATAACCAGTAGTAGCTGTAGCAGCGTTATAGTTAGGAGTTGTAGAACCTTTCACATAATCAGAACCGTAAACAAATACTTTTACAGCACCAACTAAACCAGCCGCAGCGATAGTCGCAGCAGTATAAGGTAGAGCAGTAATCTGTCTAGCAGTTGCAGGAACAGCGTTCCCAGGGTCTGATACACTTACCCAGCATTTTACTTCAGCACCGAAATCGTCCATAACAACAACAGTTGCACCTACAGAAACTACGTTATTCACGCCTGCAACAGCACCTGGGTTAAGGTCGATAACATTAGCACCTAAAAGCGCACAGCCATCATAAGCAATATGTAATCTATTTTGTTCTGACCAGATTACTTGGTCACTTGTCATAGGAAGTTCTGCACCAACCATTCTTAAAAAGCCTGATAACGTTCTGTTTCCATAACGTTCAACTTCTTGTTCGTAGATCTCCGGTAAATACTGCTGTGCAAAATCTGCAAATGTAGCAGGTGTAGCTGGATCTGTCCACTGTAAATAGTTAGAGGCTAGAATTTCCTGTTGTTGACTTGGTACAATAGTACCAAATTGTGGGGTTAAAGCCATTTTTCTAAATTTTAATTATTAAACTTTCTTTTTCTAATTTTTAATTTTGATGAATCAGCACCACTTATTGATTTAACTTTTATTCCTCCTACATAAACGTCCCCACTTGCAACTTGCCTCGGTGTTTCTGTAGCTGGGTTCTTGGATTGCTTAATGATGTCTTTTACCCCATCAGCTTTTCCTTGTTCATAAAAGTGTTGCGCTAATTTATCAGCATTCATCGCAGCATGAAGAGCTTTATGGTACCCAGCAGCATCCTGAACTTTACCATTTTTATCCACAAATGTAGATATAAAATTGTTAATATCATTCTGTTTTTGAGCAGTGCTTTTAGGATCTTGAACTTTATATCTAAATTGTTTTTCTCCTACTTTATAATCAAAACCTTTGAATTCTTCGGAAAATAACTGGTTAGTTTTTTGTTTAAAATCTGCTTGAGCACTTTTAGCAACTTCTTGCTGTTTATTGTAACGATTAAAAAATTCCATTGCTTTTTGTTGATCTGGATTAATTCCAGGACGGTTTTTTATATCTGCATAATACTGAGATTTAAGTTTTTCTAAATCTTTTTTAGCATCAGCTACCGCTTCTTTATAAGCTAGGTTTTTTCTACGTATATCTTTTTGTTCATCTATCTCTTCATCTACTTCAAATCTATCATCAATCATGAAATCAACTTCTTCTGATGATAAATGTGGTTTAGTTTGAGTATAGTATTCTTTTAATAAAGCATTATCCTCTAAGGTAGAATAATCTTTATTTAATTTAACATAATCTTCAACTGTTCCTCCAGTTTCATCCATAAACTTAACTAGTTTATCTACGTTTTCAGGTAGTTTAGGAGGAGAAACTTCATCCGTAACAACATTATCCGCTTGTTCTAACGGCTCATCTGTTACTTCTTCAATTATTTCAACAACCTTAGGAGTTACTTTTTCTTCGGTTTCCCGTACAGTTTCAGCCACTTCTTTGCTGTCTGGCGTGTCTTGTTGCTTTTCGACAATAACATCGCCCACATTTGTCTCCTGTGTTTGAACGGCATCTTCTTTTGTTGTTTGTGTTAAATCTACCTTAACTACAGCGGGATCTATATCTCCCTGAGCTTCAGGTTTGTTAAAATCTATTTTAGCTACTTCTTTATCTCTCGCAACTAATTGTTTAGGTTTTTTAGGTTTAGACTTTATTTTAAAGTCACCTTCTTGTTTTACGTCTACTGCGACGTTTTGTGCATCTTTTGCCATAAAATATAATTAAATAGTTATTAATATTACTACATCCCTAAAGGAGAAGTAGTATTTTCTGTTTCAAAATTGATAGGTAATAAATTGTTTTTTCTTTGATCTATCATTTGACTTTGTTGTGTACCCTGTAATTTTACTCTTTTATCTTTTCTATCTTCAATTTGACCTTCTTTCTGTGATTCAGCTTGCATCTTTAATTGTTCTAATTGAACTTGATAGTTAAATTCTTCAGCCATTAATTCTCTTTTAATTTGAGCTTCCGTTCGCATACGTTCAATTTCAAATTGAGATTTTCCTTGTTCTAACTCTAAATTACTTTGGGTAATTACTTGTTGTTTTTGAGCTTCAGCTTCTGCCGCTTGTTGTTGAGCTTGAGCATTAGCATCAGCTTGAGCTTTAATATTTTGCTGTTGTAATTGTTCTTCTCTTTGAAGTTTTCTTTTACGTTTTTGCTTTAATAATTGATTAGCTAATTTTAAATTTCTAATTTGTCTTATATCGATAGCATCTTCTAAATCAATTCCACCTGATTGTAAAGCAACTTGAATGTTTTGTTCTAACTGTTGTTTTTCTTCTTCATCTGGTTCTAATTCTAAGAAAATACCAAAATCATGTAAATTTAAATTATCTATTTCTCTTAAAGTTTCTACATTAAATAAAGATATACTTTCTCTCAATGCGTTTGCTGTTAATGGATACTCTAATACATCAGCTATCTTTTTAGAAATATTTTCACAAACTCTTAAGGTTAAAAATAAACTCGCATTGTTAACGTGTTTAGTTGCAATGTTAGATTGTTCCGCTGCTATTTTTTGTAATCCAACTAGAGTGTCTCTATCAGGTAAAGTACCATCTCTCGCTTCATTTAATCCGGTTACATCTCTTATCATTTGAACATAGTAATTATAAGTCTGGATTAACGCTTGAATCTTAGCTTGTCCTGCTGAAGAAGTTAATTCTTGAACAGGAATTTTTCCTCTATTTAATTCTCCATCTTGAGTTAATGATCTACCCACAACAGAACCGGTCTGGAAATACATGTTTAAAGCTTCGGCTGGATTGTAATTTGTACCATTACCTAAATCAACTTCAGCTAAGCCGTCCATGTCTAAGAATACTCCATCTGGAACCATTCTAGCAATTACTTGTTGTAGTTTTAAATGAGTTA